CGCATCTAACTTTTTAGCACCCTCTTTATTCGAACCGTCACCCAGTGCCGACACCACATCGGCGTCGAACACGTACTCGCCGTCGGCCAGTCGGGCATCGATCAGATCGTCCTGCCCGCCCCCGGCCCCTTGAACGTAGTGCGATCCCTTGTGCGGCACGCCACCAGCCGCCGCCATCAAAGGTGTTGCCATTATACCACCGCCGGAGGCTTTGTGCACTACTCGGTTAGCCTCGACGAGAGGACTGGATATCGAGCCGCCGTCTTTAACCTGCAGATTGGTAGAGATGTCCGGCACGTTACCATAGGCGTAGTAGTCGGATTTGGTCGTGTTCGACGCCTGTGTATCATCCATATTTTCGCTCTTAATAACAGAGGGTGAAGACGCGCTCAGCGGATCAATCGCGGTTTTCCCAGATTTCGCGCCGGTCCCCGAACCCCCCAGCCAAGACGATTTAAGTGCCGAACTAGAACTACCGGACGTCCCAGATGAGCCGCTATCGGTGCCGGTCGCGGTACTCCCACCCCCAGTGGATGAGGTGGAGCTGGTACTACCGATAGCCGGGACGGTAAGAGTCTTTAAAGGGGAGATCGGCGCGGCGGGGGTCGGACCCAACAGTTGCCCTTCAAACCCGCCTCCTTGTGGTAGTGACTGTGAGGACCCAGTGCCTAACGCCCGATCCACTTGTTCGCCCAGCGTGTCGCCAGTATGTAGCGCGTTTCCGGTAGCTTCTCCAGTCCCGAAGTTAGTGCCAGCATAGTTCGCGGCTGCATTGAGCGGGGACTGAATAGCGTTAGCAATCGCCCTAGTCGTCCCAAGATTCAAGTTACCGGCGCTCAAGGCGCTGCCGACCGCCTGAGGAGCACCCATTAGGTTCAGCCCGATGGTGGCTACCGTTGGGTCTACCCCGTAGTTCTTGGAGATATCCTTTACCGCGTAGCCGGTCAGCTGTGATGTCAGCGCGTCGGCCAGATTGCCATTGGCGAGAGCAGTCAGCGTACCCGGCGTGGTGCCAAGGGCAGCGGCGAGCTTGTTAACACCGATCCCCAGCACGACGTCGCCGAACGCCATTTTCCCCGATAGCAAATTCGCGGCCATCACCGCGAGTCCATAGCCGGGTATGAAATTCTTAGCTGCGTTGAACACCCTCTCGGCGAATCTCGCAGCGTCAGCGGCGGCCACAACACTATCCGCGTCTTGGCCGGGGTTGTTGTACGTTAACCCCGGTATAGGGCTACCATCCCCACCCAGCACGGACAGTCCCGTTCCCGGCATGTTATTAAGATTCACCCCCGTCAGATTGCCCAGATTCATATCTTTGAGCTGCTGGGCCTCGCCATAACTGATGCCAGCATCACCGGGTGCACCAGTGTAACCGAGGAAGCTGGCGACCGGTATGTTGGAGGTGAGGGTGGTCACATCTCTAGGCCCGTCCTTCCCACCGATTTGGGTAGTGAACTGGTTGAGACCGGAATCCACTGCGGCCAATGCGGCGTTTGTAAGGTTAGTTCCCGCATTAGGGCTGTAGGGGAAAGCTCCGGCTTCTGAATCTGCTGGCTTAGACAGCGCGGTTTCCTTGTCTTTTGCGACTTGCGCAAGGAATTGCCGCACCGCTTCCTGATTGGCCAGCGCATCGGCGTTAGCAGCGGTCATCTTGCCCGCATCGGACATAGCGGACATCGGATTGGGGGCCGGTGCAGGAGCGGGGGCCGGAGCTGATTCAGGAGCGGGGGCCGGAGCTGACTCAGGAGCCGGTGCAGGAGCGGGGGCTACGGCTTGCTGCTGTTGAGCGGGATCTTGCGCTCCGGGGCCGGAAGGAGTAGGAGCGGGCGCTACGAACGCTTTTGCTTCTGCCTCACCAGCGTTACCGTCATTGGCGCTACCGCCGCCGCCCCCTCCACCATCACCCTTCAGAAGATAGTACCCAAGCGTTTTGCGTTTAATGTCTAGAATGTTCATAAGTCAAACCCCGCGATGAGGTATTTTTCTTCGAACCCTAGTCGTGACCAGAGTCGGTAGGTGGACTGGCGCATTGCCGCCTCGATCATGGTAGCCCCGTCTTTTTTGCAGATGGCCACTAATTGCGCCCAGTTGTCATCGGTGGTCATACCAGCGCCAGCCAAACCCGTGATAAATGCCACGCGGTCGTTAGCGCGATTTTGGTACACCATCGCCAGCGCTCCTATGATCGAGTCGCCTTCGGTCACGGTAATGAGCCACCAATCACCAACACCGAGTTTCATTTTGATCTGGCTCAGCGTGTACTCACCCTTATTGTGTGGCTCCACGGCAGCAAAATACTTCTCCACTAGTGGCCACGTCTGGTGAACCTGAGCAAGTGGGACTTTAGCTACTATAGCCATTATGTCGATGCGGTGTAAGGGTTCACAGCGTTCACCATGGCTTCGGCCCAGTCCTGCCAGTCCTCGTACTGATCGGTGCGTGGTATCGCCTCATTAGAGAACACATCAATAGCAGACAGACCATCGCCCCACTCTCTCCAGTCGGTGTTCTTGTTTGGAATCTCAAGATTCTGAGTGCCGTATTGCTCGCACATCAGAGAGGCCCACGACTCGAAAGTGTGGTATCTTGGATCGTAGATAAAAGCGGGATTAAGAGCCATATGGCCTCACGTCGCCCACATCCGCGTTGAGCAGCATCCTACCGAGCTGATAGTCACCATTGAGCACATTACTGCGGAATCGGAATCGAATTTCCCGTCGCTGCTCGCGCACGTCGATTTTGCCGGTAGTCGGGCTGAATACATAGGGACCGCTGGTAACGTCGTCGGCTTGTGCAAAGGGGCGACCGGTGATGTACATCTCCATATCCCCCGATTGAACAAAATCCGGTTCTACGCGGTCGATGTGCAGCCACACATTGTCCCCGATCATGGACGGCTGCGCCGGACCCCCGGCCACTATTCCAAGGTCGCTGGTCTCAAAATAGCTCTCGATAGCTGTCTCGGATTGTCCTTTGATGATGTTCGTCCCGTACTCATGCTGCCACAAGCTGATCAGCCCCGGCACTTCCCCGAATGCGAGGTCATATGTTCCGGTAGAAGTGGCCGCAGCGCTCATCGTGATGGTCTGCGCCCACAGCGCGGATATGGCGACCGAGAACCCAGCCCCAGTGCCGCCGATCGATGCAGCAGCAGCACTCAAAGTGTTTACCAGTGTGTATCCCGCGCCTCTGTTAACGAGAGCGACGACGGTGACTGCACCGCCGGATACGGTTATATTGGCCGTAGCCCCGAACCCGCTCCCACCTGTAAGCGCCACGCCCGAGTAGGCCCCATTGGTATACCCCGAGCCGCCAGTGATCGCACCGAGCGTCCGTAACCCGTTGGTGGTTAAAGCGGATACTGTGGTGTTGGCCGGAATGCCGGTCCCAGAAATAAGTTGGCCAATTTGCGCGTCGACGTTTACCACGCTGTAATACAGCTTCGTGCTACCAGAGCTCACGGCGCTGGACACTGAGAACACCGTAGTCTGCACGGTCGTCTCCCACCCGGCGCAGATCGGGTAGTGAAAGACTTGAGAAAAGTATCCGGCTGAGCGCTGAGATCCTATAGATGTCCCCGCATCATACCAGACGTCTTCACGAATATTGTAAATGATAGCATCATTGCACTCGGTGGAGTTCCCGGACGGAAAGAACCACCACACCTCGCCGAAACGGGTGACTTTAGTTCCCCACACTTTTTGGCGTTGGGCGTAGTTAAGATTATCGAAGAAATAGTTCTGATTAAATTCGTTTTTTAGCTCTTTAACCACGCCGTTATAGAGGAGGAAACGATCCACTCCGATCCAAAAATACACACCGTCGTACTCGACTACTGACTGGCTAGAAATGATTGTGGTACTGTTGCTGATAATGTCATAGCGCCAGTATTGGGCCGGAGTGCCTTGGCCCCCGATGTACGACACACGGATAAGAGAATCGGTAGCCCAAAAAAGACCAGATGGCGCGTTTGAGCCGCCACGGACGGCGAAGCCTTGCACTATCTTGCCGGTCGCCACGTTAGTCTCGTTAGCATCGGCACTCACCCAGTCGTTGGGATTACCTGCGGCGCAGTTCTTGATAAGACCATTGTTGCCGTACACGAACACGTAAGGGTGTAGCGAGACGACGCCTCCCGATACGGAGATTCCGTTATCGATGGTGAGAGTCGATGAACCTGTCAGCGTGGCGGCGGCGGATATCACGAACACGGTAGCATTAGTGACCGACACTACCGTGGTCCCGCTGGGAATGCCGGTTCCGGTGACGGATTGTCCGGCCCCGATTTGGGTGGTAGACGCTACTGTGACATTGGTACTGGATGCCAGCGTGGCCGCAATGGTAAATACTCCGATAGGAGACAGCGTCGTGCCGGACGTGGAACCTATAAGGACTCGAGTGTTAACCGTAGCCGCGATAGCATTTAAATCCTGGCCGGGGTGAGCCAGGATATTCGCTATGCCGCCGCTGAATGAGTCGTAAAACCCATCGAACTGCCACAAATTATTATCGCTCGCGGTAAACCCGCTCAGCGTGTAGTTGGTGGGGCTGGAGCCCACACCGTTCGCATCCAATGTAACCGACTGCAGACCGGAGCTATACCCACTATACACTACCGTATAATCGTTGACGGGGTTGACCCAAATACCACGGCTAGGACCGTTGAATACGGCAGATATTTCTTTAAAACCGCCGATTTTACGAGGGCGACCACGTTGAAAACGAACCCACCTGCCGCTGGTGTAGAAGTTCTTATCGAATACAGTACCGTCGCGCTGGATACCAGCTTGGGTATCAATCGCGAATACTTTTAGACTCATGTAAACGTCCCGCCCGCTATACCGCCGGTAAACGTTCCAGTACCGGGTATGTTAAGTCCGGAATTAGTCAGTGTGAACAGGTTCGCGCCAAGAATGGCGATGTTGAACTGTCCCGACCCGGCCCTGTATAGACCGGTGGTAGGCTCCGAGCTGTAGTACAGCGCTGGCGCTGCGACACTACCATTCACAAGTCCGATGGAGGTAGAGCCCGCGAGAACAGTATTCGCGTTTACTAGGTTGATTGAGTCGCAAATCAGCGTAGCTTGCTGATTAGACGCGATCGTAGCGCTAGCAGAGCCGGATACCCCGGTGGTAATAGTGATCGTATAGGAGCCGCTGGACGTCGTAGCGTTCTGAATATAGTACACTTGCACCGTCTGCGGCACGATGATGGTCACGTTACCGGTAAGCGTACCGGTATATTTCTGAATAACGTTCGCGGCATCGGCGCTAGAAAGGGTGTAGCTGCCTGTCACCACCGGGTAGGTAAGCTGCGTGAAATTAAAATTCGATACCTGCCCTAAACCGACTGTGTAAAACGCAGAGCCCGAGCAACAGATGATGCACGAGTCAGCGGGTTGCATCGAGATGGTAGAAGCCCCGTTGATCAGATCACCTCCGCTGGTTGCGACGGTAAGTGTTCCAGTGCCGGAGTTCCGGACCATCATGAACCAGCTATTGGTAAGAGTAGTCGCTCCGGTGAGGGTGAGAGTCCCAGCGCCACCGGTCCAAGCGTACACAGAGGCACGATCGGTGGTCAGCGCGGTGTAGTTACTGCTGAATGTGCTTACCGGTTGTGACTGATTGAGCGTGGTGGTGATCGCCACCAGACCGTATCCGGCCAACGTGGCCGCGTCAGCACCGGATGACCCGATGCCGAACGCGATAATACCCCACGTGCCAGCGGTCGTGGCGTTGGTAGTGACGTAGATGTACTGCGATTGTCCGGGTTGAACTGTGACAATGGTATTGACGCCGAGGTAGTCTTTAACATCGAGCGCCACCGTGCCGGTGTTGCGAATGAGCGCGTCCGTGCCGACCGAAGTCTGGTTCGCCGGTGGCATGTACAGGTCGTAGGCGGTGTTGGTGAGGTACACCTCCATGATCCGCGCCGCGTAGTTATTCGTCGCGTTCCCATTGATAGGCCACGCGAGTTGCGTAGTAGCGGTGAGCGTAATAGCACGATAGGAGACGTCGGTGGGCTGAATGACGTCACCGGTAAAAGGGCTGTTAAAGCTGCTCATGTGTCAAGCACCGTCGCTTGACGGTCTCCGATTCGGGTTAGGTCTTCCGACTTGAGCGTCTGGATGATACCGTCGTACTGGGACTTCCACATCGGAAGGCGCTGGTCGTTCTTGAGAAATGGCGCTGACTGCAGCAATGTGCCGTAGAGCATGGCTTGGGGCGCGTAGATGGTGAACCAGTTGGTCTGATTACTAGAGTCCAGCGGCTGCAAACGCTCGTAGTACAACACCTCGAAATCGTACGCCGCCGCCGGGGTGGGGGCCACCAGCCAGTGATTGTAGTCGTAGTCACAGTAGAATTCGGGAACACTAGTCGACGCGGGGTTGGGCCAGTATTCGCGCAGGTATTCGTACTTCCTGAGTAACACCGGGGTACGAGTGCCGCTTACGGTGACGTTCATGGACACGGTCTTGTGCCACCGTGCCGGTTTAGTGATCGTCGCTTCCCCGGTGACCATGGTACTAGTATTAACCGTCAGATTCCCGAGGAACTTGATGTCCGCCGCGAGCGTCTGCTCGCACAGCATGATGAAGAGCGGGATTTTATCGATCGTCCCGGTGTCGGAGCGTTCGAGGTACGACTGCACGTTCTCGACCAAACTGTCGTACGTCATTACCGCAGCGGTCGTCATGCCATCACCTCACAGTCGGAGCGAAATATATATTCTACCACACCGGACCCCTCCCGGTCAAGCTAGCATGGACTCGGCGGTATTTTGGACGTGGTCTACTCGAGCCAGCCAGCCTTTAAGGAACTTTTGCTGGGACGGATTGCTGGTGGCAAGGCCGTTGAGA